ATGTAAGAGGTTGCACGACCTTCAAAGAAGTTCTGATGTTCAACACCCATGACTTCATCTAACCACCCTAGAGGATTCTCTCGTTGGTCATAGTTAGTTTTTAATCCAAGCTGTAGTAATCTTCTATCAGCAATGTATCTGTTGTAAGCATACATATCTTTCTTGGTAAGTCCTTCAAGGTCTCCCATGTCAAACACTAGGTCTAAGAATTTATCTTCAAGGTCTACCATCTGTCTACATATCTCATAGATTTCTGCTTTGAAATCATCTGTCCATATATCAAGGTTCTCTTGAATAAATTCTCTAAACAATTTAGTCATAGCTTCAACGTGCATTGACTCATCACGGATAGAGTAAGTAACTATCTGCCCCATACCTTTCATACGTCCGAAGCGTGGGAAGTTTAACAAGATTGCAAAGCTAGAGAACAGCTGTAACCCTTCTGTAAAGGCTGAGTAGACTGCTAAAGTTTTTGCAATGCTCTGTCTATCAGACTTAGTAGTCTTGATGTTGTGCACATACTCATGCTTGTTAGACATCTCTTCATACTCTGCAAAGGCTTTGTACTCTATCTCCGGCATACCTACTGTATCAAGCAGTAAGCTGTAAGCATGTTGATGAATTGATTCCATGTTTGCAAAAGAACCCATCATCATTCTAGCTTCAGGTTTTCTAAAGATACGCATGTATCTATCAACATACCCAGCCCCAACATCTACATCAGACTGTGTGAACAGCCGGAATATTTGTGTGAGTAAGTTCTTCTCGTTAGGTTTCATCTCCTGCCAATCTTTGACATCGGTGTGTAGTGGTACAGACTCAGGCATCCAATGCATTTGATTCTGTAGTACATAGTAATCGAACATCCAAGGATTGTCGAAAGGTTTATAGTGGTCTCTTGTATCTAGTAAGCTCATGTGTTCTCCGTGTTAAACTTTTTAATTAAATATTTAAAATTCTTGATTACATAACCTGCGTAATCATCGGTTTGTGCAAAGGGTCCTTTAGTTTCATCAATGTAGTCAACCCACATTCGACTAGTGAACCCTTTAAATTCAGGTGTAAGTATGTTATTAAATTCTTCTTGTGTCATATTATTCCTTTGGTAAATATACTAGTACAGCCGAGTTACATTTAGGACAACTTAAGTTAGTTTCTATAATGTACTCATCGTTCTCATCTTCTATGTCGTGATCTCCACCCCATATTAATTGTGTTCCGCAATGCCAACAGTTCATATTACCCTTCACACGCTATGCATTCAGCATCGTCAAGTTTAATTCGTTGTACTTTAATGTTTACATTCTCTGCATTTCTAGCAGCATTAGTTCTAAAGTAATATAAAGACTTAAGTTTATTTATGCCATACCAGTGCACATCGTTTACATACTGCATGTACTCATCGTGTACTTCTTGTGGTTCGGTGGCTGTAGGTATAGTAAAGAAAAGATTAACTGATTGAGCTTGACATATATAGTCTTGTCGTTGTGACGCATGTTCTATAATCCAAATTTGATCTAACTCATTAGCAGTTTTAAATATTTCTTTTTCTTCATCGGTAAGAATATCTAAGTGTTGTACTGAACCTTCATGTCCTGTAATGTCTTTCCATACTAATTCAAGTTCTTTTTTACTTAGTTTTTTATCTTGTAAAACCTCTTCTAAGTATTTGTTCTTAACTTGAAACGAGCCTGATAAAGTTTTGTGCGTATAAACATTAGCACGATATGGCTCAATCGAAGGAGAAGTACCCCCACATATAATACTAGAACTAGCATTAGGTGCAACAGCGAGTAAATTAGCGTTCCTCCTGCCACTACCACTGACATCAGGAGCTTCACCCCTTTCGTCTGCAAGTCTTTTAGAAGCTCGGGTTGCCTGTGTTTTAATATATTTAAACGCTTTATGATTGAAGCCCGTAGCATAGATACCTTCAAAAGGTAAGTTGCGTGATTGGAGATACGAATGGAAGCCCATCGCACCGAGACCCAACGACCTTTCTCTGTAAGCAGAGTAGGCAGATTTAAGAAAGCCTTCTTTACCCGGCTTAATATGTTTTTGAAACCTTTTAAAGTTTGCATTGTATTCTCCTAGGTTGTCTGTATCAACAGCGTTGTCAATGTAATGCTGTAACACGTTGTCAAGCATGGTTATTAAATCATCAATGAACATGGGATTCTCAGACCACTCATCAAAGTATTGTAAGTTTACAGAAGACAAACAACATACTGCTGTTCGTTCTTCGTTGGTAGGTAAAGTAATTTCAGAACAAAGATTGCTCTGTTTGATTTCTAAACCTAAAGCTTTTTGTTCTTTCGGTAGTGCTTCGTTACAAGTATCTATGTTAATCATGTAAGGCTCACCTGTCTCTGCTCTAGCATTAATGATTTGCCACCATAAGTCTCTAGCATTTACAATCTTTGTAGGCTCGTGAGTCTTAGGGTCAATCAATCTAAAGTCTGCATCGTCTTCAACAGCTTTTAAGAACTCATTGGTTATGTTAATACCGTTGTGAAGATTAAGATTCTTACGGTTAATATCTCCACCAGATTCTTTACGCATGTTAATGAACTCTTCAATCTCTGGGTGGCTGATGTCCATGTAAGCTGCATAGCTTCCACGTCTTGTCATGCCTTGGTTAAAGGCTAACATCTGAGAATCAACTACATGCATGAAAGGAATTGAACCAGTAGAACGACTGCCGTGAGTAGTAGATATACCGTTACTCCTAATGTCACCCCAATATCCACCAATACCTCCACCCGAAGATGCCAACCATATATTTTCATCATAGTGATCTGATAAACCAGACCGGCTATCAGGAACATAATTAAGGAAACAGCTAATAGGAAGCCCACGACTTGTTCCCCCGTTACTAAGTATAGGAGTGCTAAACATGAACCAACAAGCGGAACTGTAGTGGTAAAGCCTTTGAGCCAATTCAAAATCTGTGTGACCTTTGTAGGTTGCTCCGAAGACGGATGCTCTTGCGAATGCTTCTTGGGCATGTGTTTCATTTACTTCTACTTCTCCTTGTTCATTAATTTTTGTCCATAAGTATCTGTCCTTGAGTGTATCAAGACTAAACTTATCTAAATTTGTTTCGTTACTGTAATTAATTTTGATACCAAGATAGTCCTTGATACCTACTTTGTCTTCAACCATCTTTGTTTTCCTTTTGTAAATAGAGTGCTATTATAGCATAGTGTATTATCTTTAGCAAGTCTTCTGAGTTTTTACCTTGCTTTTTTCCATACCTCATGGCGTACTTCATGATGTTACCTAAACAAAAACCTTCCCCATGTCCGGCATCTAGTATCATATCAGTTGCTTGATACTTACCATTAGCATAGTGTTGATTATAAGTTTTATCAATGTGTTGTTTAATTGTTTCTAATACCCTGTCTTCGTTAAATTTATAACTCATAGTTTCCCCATTCCATAGGTAGTGTATCTTCACTGTACCACCTAAAATTATTTGTTTCAGCCCACTCAGCATGGGTTCGTTTTGTTCTATCCTTTCTCATTTTAGCTCCCGGCATAGGGGCAAAAGGTTTTTGGAATAAAAACACTAACTCAGTATTCTTTGGTAGTGCTGTTCTTATATGTATGTACTTACTATACTCAGGGTAATCCCAAAACCTACCCTTTGCTTCTAGTAAAATAGTTTTACCTTTAATTTTTTTAACAAAGTCAGGCTCATATTTATGTTTGACTATGTAAGGAACTAATTCCCAATGATGTTCCCAATCTTGTAAGACTGTCTCGTGTAAGGTATGCTCCCACTTAGAGTCATACCCTTTAGGTAAATCTTTTTCTTTAGGTCTTATCTTCCTAGGTTTTCTAAAGCCTACCATTATACTACAGCCGAGTCATAGTTCTTGACAAGCTTCCAATAAGTTAAGATAGCATTAAACATTTCTGTGTGCTTCTGTTGTGATTCTCTATCCCAAACATGAGTAAGAATTAATCCTGTGTCTTTCCTATCTACAAAAATAGATACTCTTTCTACATCATCAAAGCCACAGCCCTGTGCATAAGCAGACAACTGCATCCCGTGTTCATCGTACACTAACTTAGCAGGGTCTTTACCTTTGAGATTATCTTTAGTTTTAAAATCTATAAAGATACCTGACTTAGAATACAAATCAATCTTACCACCATACCCTGAATCAGCACAGAAAGATTCTTCTGCTAACCATTCTTCGTTAGGGAAAGTCTCGTCCAAGTATTTCTTGATTGCTTTGTATGGTTTTGTTTTAGTCTTACCTAAGAAACCTTTCTCAATCATACCATGTATCTTTGTGCCTTGTTCAGCAGCGTTGATACCTATCTGTTGAGAATCTTTTTGACATCTGTAATAAAAAGAATCAACCGGCTCATCTTCTCCTTGTTCTAAGGTTAGAATAGAGTTAAGTAATTGTTTTTGTTTCCATGTCTCGAGTGCCGGTTTAGCCATCATACTCATGATAGTAGTAACCGAAGGGACTAACCCTTCTTTCTTAGCATCTCTAAGTGTGGTGTTTCTTTCCCTACCATTAGCACCTATGATGGTGTACATAGGCTCACCTTCTTGGGTATACCAATGTCCGGACTCAGACTTAAACTTATTATAGTTATCTTCTACCAAGTTGTCAAGCTGTTTCTCTTTCATGTTGTTCCTCATTTATATTTTTAATTAATTGTATTGCTTTTTTAATGGGCATTTTAAACCATTCGTTTTCTACTTGATCTGCATGTTCACTACATAACGTATGGGCTTTTGTTTCTGCATCTCTTCTATTTAAAAATGCTTTTGAATATCGTAATTTATAATCTCGTAGTGGGCTTGATGTTTGGTATCCTTTTAATCTATCTTTAGACTCAACTGCCATACCTATTTTAATCCAACCTTCCCATGCTGGGTTTGTAATTATATAAACTTCTCCATGAGAAATCTTATCAAACATTGCAATGCTTTCTTTCTTAATAAACTCTAAACTATTACTATTAGTTTGAGAATTAAGAATTCCCATAGCTTCGTATGCTGCAACAAACCCTTTTGTTTTATAGATTTCATGGTAAGGATGTATAGCGTTACCTAACATTACTCTTTTGCCTTGAATAGTTAATCGAGATTTATTTTGTAAACCCCAACAACTTATACATGAATGTGTACTTGTTCTTTGTGATGACTTATACCAATTCAAATCAGTTAACTTTACCTTACACTGTAAACAGTTTTTATTAATGTGTTTCACTCCAATTATCTCCTATTTTATATTCACCGTCAAGAGGACATCTCATTTCAAAATGGTCTCCGGCTTCTCGAAGGCTTAGTACTGCTAAGTCTCCTATGTTATTTGCTTCTGCTTCGGGTACTTCTATCTGC